GTGGCGCTCATGGACCGCTCCCTCGCTCCAGATCGTCCAGCCGATCTTCCACCGAGCGCATTCGCCGACCCATCACCAGCGCATCCCCGATCAGGAATCCCTTGGTGTTCGCGAAGTCATTTTGTAACGCGGTGACCACATTGATCAGGCGCTCATGCTGATTGTTCATCCGTGCCATCAACCGGGCTTCCATGGCCACCAGGAAGGCCTTGGTCTCGTCGTCCATCGTATGTCTCCCGCTGAAATGAAGGGGCGGGGCACGAGGCCCCGCCGGAGGGTCAGGCGGCCAGTAGCGTGTAAACCGTCCGGTAGTACCGACACTGGCCTTCGCCGCCGCGATACCCGTTGCCCAGATGAAGCACCTCGCTCTCGGTCTCGGTGCTGATCAGCTTGCTTCCGGCGAGCGCGCGGGCCATGCGGTGGGGAACGGTGCCAGTGAAGGCGTAGTATTCGACCCGGTAGGTGCCGGGCTGGCATTCAGCAGCGGCGGCATCATCAGCGTTGATGATCAGCGTGTCGGTCTGGGTCTGTTTCGCCTTGCTACGCAGCCAGTTCAGTTCGTTCGCCATATCCGTGTCTCCTTGTTGATAAAGACACCTTACAGCGCGATATGCGGACAGTCAACGGCAAAATGCGGACAGATGCGATTTATTTTCCGGCCCTGGGCGACGCGTTCGTACAAACCTCGAGGTCGTCCGCAAACGTCCGTTTGAACGCGTGCCCAATACACATTTTGGCGCGTTAATCGCCCGATCTGACCAAAAATCCGGGTGATAAGACCTGATTTCATCCAAAAACCACGATTAACACCGCCAACTTACCCAACAGCCTAGCTGAGGTATCGCGGCGTGTAAGTCGTTAATATCGCGGTATCTGGTATTGACACACGATGGAGATGGTGTGGTAGCCGGATACCACATTATAAAAACTGGCGGGAAACCGTGCGAAAACCGCGAGGCAACGCCGCAATATGTGACTCGCTAAAGCCAAAACTGGAGGTTTCGTATCTCCCGCTGGCCGAACTCGTCCCCGCCGAACGCAACGCACGCACCCATTCCCCCGAGCAAATCCAGCAGATTGCCCGCTCGATCGGCGCCTTTGGTTGGACCAACCCGATCCTGGTCGACGAGGGACGTGCCATCATCGCCGGCCACGGCAGGCTGGAGGCGGCTCGGGCGGCGGGACTGGCCGAGGTGCCCACCATCACGCTGGCGGGCCTCAGCGCCGCTCAGAAGCGCGCCCTGGCCATCATGGACAACAAGCTCGCGCTCAACGCCGGATGGGATGACGAACTGCTGCGGCTGGAACTGGGCGAACTGGGGCTGGAGGGCTTCGATCTGGGCCTGATCGGGTTCTCGGATCTTGAACTCAAGGACATCCTCGATGATGTGATTGAATTGCGGAACCTGCCGCCGTTGCCGAACGGCGATCGCAATCCGTTCCAGCAAATGACGTTCACACTGCACGACGAACAGGTTGAAGTGGTTACGGCTGCGTTGGCTAAAGCGAAGGAGCGGGGCGTTTTCGCGGGGCCAAATGAAAACAGTAACGGAAATGCCCTGGCTCGTATTAGTGAATCCTATGGCTAGCGCAAAAGACATCCACGTTGGGCCGATCGCCGCTGCTGATGCGAACGCCTGTGTGCGCCGCCTGCACTACAGCGGAAAGATCGTGCAAAACTCACAATTACACCTTGGTGTGTTTCTGGACGGCCGCCTTGAGGGTGCCATGCAGTTCGGTCCGTCGCTGGATAAGCGTAAAATGGTGGGATTGGTCCGGGATACGCCATGGAACGGATTCATCGAACTTAACCGGATGGCCTTTTCCGATCGTTTACCGCGCAACAGTGAAAGCCGCGCGCTGGGTGTGGCGTTTCGGATGATGCGGCGCGTGTATCCGCATATCCAATGGGTGGTTTCTTTCGCGGATGCCACGCAAAGCGGCGACGGTACGATTTACCGGGCGGCTGGGTTTGTGCTGACGGGGATCAAGCGGAACACATCGATTTGGATCGCGCCATCAGGCGAACGGTTTTCTGATCACGCGTTGCGGAACGTGGATGGCCATCCACGGCAATACGCTGCGCCGCAGCGTATTGTGTCCAGAACCACATTGACCAAGGCCCAATACACAGCGCCTACCGCTGGGTCAGCTTCCATGCGGGCTTACAAGGCGGCGGGCTTCTGTCCCCTGGCCGGCTTCCAACTGCGCTATGTCTATTTTCTGGATGTTGACGCGGAGCGCCGTCTGACCGTCCCCCAAATGCCGTTCGAGCGCATCGCGGAAGTTGGCGCCAGCATGTATCGGGGTCAATCGCGTGTGAAGCAGGCCACGGACGGGCACCCCCTGTCCAGCGACGGGGCAGCACCGATCCACACGCTCCAACCGCGAGGACTGTCCCATGCCGCTTGAGGGCTTCGATGACGCCGACGTGCCGCCACGCGACATGGGCCGCCGTTCTGGCCCCGGCTCCAGCCCAGCGATCGACCTCGGTGTCGTTGAACGTAGCGCCGCCATTGGTTGCTCAAAGGAAGAAATCGCCGCCGTGCTTGGCATTCACCGGATGACGCTTCACAGGCATTTGGAGAAAGACGAGGGGCTTCGGGAGGCGCTCGAACATGGTTCCGCCAAGGGCCGCGCCACGCTGCGCCGCCTGCAATGGAAGGGCGCGGAGGAACTCAACGCGACGATGCTGGTCTGGCTTGGCAAGCAACTGCTCGGCCAGCGCGACACGCAATCAACACAGACTCTCGACAAGGACGGCAACCCCATCGATCCGATCGTGCCGGTCCTTAACGTGACGATGGCGCGTGAGTAGCCTGGACCAACGCAAGGCCGAGATAGACATACGCCTGCACAAAAAGCAGAGCGTGGCACTGGAGTCATTCGCCACCGAGATTTTATACGGCGGTGCCGTCGGCGGCGGAAAATCTTTCCTTATGCGCGTGGCCGCCGTGATGTGGTGCGGCCGGATACCAGGGCTTCAGGTCTATCTGTTCCGCCGCCTGCGCGACGATCTGGTCAAGAACCACATCGAGGGGCCGAAGGGCTTACGCATGATGCTGGCGCCATGGGTCGGCGCCGGGCTGGTGACGATGGTCGGTGATGAGATACGTTTCTGGAATGGATCGAAGATATACTTATGTCACTGTAAAGACGAAAAGGACAGGTTCAAGTATCTGGGCGCGGAAATCCATTTGCTGCTGATCGACGAACTGACAACGTTCTCTGACGTGATCTACCGTTTCCTGCGCTCGCGGCTGCGGATGGTCGGCGTGAAGATCCCCGACGATTTGAAGGGGCGGTTTCCGCGCATCATCTGTGGCTCGAACCCCGGCAACGTCGGTCATCAGTGGGTCAAGGCGGCGTTCATCGATCCGCGCGCGCCGCTTGAGTGCGAGATCATGCCGGAGGTCGAGGGCGGGATGTTGCGGCAATACATCCCCGCGCGGCTGGAAGATAACCCGTCGATGGCGGAGGATGACCCAGGCTACGCGAACAAGGTCTCCGGCATGGGTAATCCGGAGTTGGTGCGCGCGATGCGCGACGGCGACTGGAACGTGGTCGCCGGGGCATTCTTCCCCGAGTTCAGTGCCGACCGGCACATCATCATGCCTCGATCCCTCCCCGACCACTGGGCGCGGTTCCGCTCGTTCGATTGGGGCAGCGCGCGGCCGTTCGCGGTGCATTGGTGGGCGATCAGTGATGGTAGTGTGCCTGATATCGCGCGCGGCTGCCTCGTCTGTTACCGTGAGTGGTACGGCATGAAGCCGAACGAGCCGAACGTCGGGCTTCGCATGACCGCTGAGCAGGTGGCCGAGGGGATCAAGGCTCGCGAGCGCGACGATCCGAAGCCGGCCAGCGGCATGATGATCGGCGTGGCCGATCCGGCGATATTCAGCGAGGACGGCGGGCCAAGCATCGCGTCACGCATGACCCAGGCGGCGCGCATCGTGTTCCGGCCGGCGGACAACAAACGGGTGCCGCAGCGTGGCGCGATGGGCGGCTGGGATCAGGTGCGCGCGCGGTTAGTCGGTGATGGCGACGGTAATCCGATGGTGGTGTTCTTCTCGACGTGCAGAGACCTTCTCAGAACCGTTCCGGCGTTGCAACATGACGCCAACCGGGCCGAGGACGTCGATACGGAGTCGGAAGATCATTGTGGTGATAGTTTCAGATATGCAATGATGTCACGTCCTTACGTTCGCGATATGGAAAGGCAGAAGCCGCGCGACAGTTGGGACGCGGCGTTCAATCGTGACGACAACGAAGTGCGTGACTGGAGGGTGGCGTAAGCGTCATGGAGTGCATCCGCAAACGGACGTTTGACGGCGTGGCCGTGTTTTGTCCTGTTAGACAGTCAACTAACGGGTGGGGAGGGGCGGAAGGATGACTGACTATAGCACGCTCAGCGGCGCGGAGTTCCAGCGTTCGGTGCGCGACGATCCGGACAAGTGGGCCGACGCGGCGATGGTGGCGGCCGAGGATCTCGGCTTCAAGTTAGATCGGGATTGGCTACGATCGCTCCTCGCCGACGCCATGGCCGCCGCCCGAGAGGGCTCGATCCGCGAAGTGATCCGGCCGGCCGCGTCTACCTGATGTCCCAGGCCCTCTACCCCAACCCGCCGACAGACCCGGAGGCCGCCGAGGCATCCCGGCCGAAGGGCGGTCCCGGCATCGCGTTCGACCGCTACCCGCGCGATCTGGACGATCTGCACGCGCGGCAGGTCAGGTGGTTCGAGGACTGCGAGACGGTGACCGCTGATGGAAGGCGGCTTTCGCAACGCGATCGTGACTACAAGGACGGATACCAATGGAGTTCAGCGGAAAAGGAAGCACTGAAGGCGCGCGGTCAACCGGAAATCACGATCAATAAGATTGCCGACAAAGTCGAGTTGATGTGCGGCCTGGAGCGCAAGTCGCGCACTGATCCCAAGGCGTTCGCGCGCAACCCAACCGACGAGGACAAGGCCAACGCCGCGACACAGGGTCTTCGTTACATATCCGACGACAATAACTTTCCCCTGATCCGCTCGGACGTTTATGAAAGCCTGATGGTCGAGGGCGCCGGTGGCGCCGATCTGGCGCTGGAGGATGACGGGCAGGGTGGTGCCAATATCACGATTACCCAGGTGCCGTTCGATCGCCTGTTCTGGGACCCGCACTCGCGCCGGTTGGATTTCAGCGACGCGCGCTACAAGGGCATCGTGATCTGGATGGACCGTGATCAGGCATATGAAACGTGGCCTGACGCGGAAGACCTGATATCCGACACGTTCGCGACACAAACCGGATCTTACTCCGACCGGCCGAACGAAGTGGTCTGGTGCGACAGTAAGCGCGAGCGTGTCCGCATCGTGCAGATGCACTGGCAGGAGAAGA